CCTCCGCAGATTGAGAGGAATATTTGTACAAATTCTGATATGCTCATTTATTCTCCTTTTCCCAGTAATATACCGGGATCTCATTACCGCTATCCCATGTATCGAAATATTTGCCCTCTTGTACTGTCACTACATGACCATCTATGCAGAGGATATACGTACCTGTCGGATGGTCTGTACAAAAGTCGTTGACTGTATAGATATATCGCTCTGATTCTTCAATCAGTTTGCGTCTGTATCCATGCTTGTAGAGATACGCTCCCCAGACATAATTTGCACTCGGCATATCTGACAGAGTACACGCTTGTACCATCAGTCCGGCGAATACCGTTTCCCAGTCGAAGCCAGTTGCTTTGCATATTGCCCGGACAACGCAATCTCCTGTTCTCTTATCCTTAATAGGATTTGGATTATAATATTCCCATCTATCCATCAGTCAATCCCCTTTGCTGTTTTATATCTTCTTGCAGCTCCTCTGGCTTTTGCAGCATTATGGCGGCTCCATTTAGCTATCATAAGTCGGTCTTGTAGCTCTCTTAGATCATTTTGTTTGCAGTATTCTTTGTATGCAGTATTTTGTTTCTGCAAAAGATAAGACTTCCGGTCAAGGTCTTGTTGTAATGCGAATTTTGCCTGTTCGTCCTTGCAGTTATCAACCGCCGCTTGCATTCCAAGGACTTCACGCTTTGTTTTGCGGATTCTTCGCTCATAAGTGCGCTGTCGCTGTTCTTTTTCGTACTGTTTTCCCTTGTTGGCTTTATCCTGTGCCGATAGTTCTGCATAAGGATTAAATTCCCCGTCACTTGCCCCAAAGCTATGCCGACAGTTGACCCCTGACAGTCCGCTTGCTGTTCCGTATCCGGTCAATGAGAACGGCGGAAATTTCTTGCTCTTGCCAGAACGAGAGTATATCTTGCCTTGCCACCATGAGTGGTTTCCGGGATTCTCGCCGCCGTCACCTGTTCTGGCTCCCATGTGAGCACTGACCAGAACTAAATCCCAGTTCATTTCTTCCATACGTTTGAGGGATATATCTCCAGTAGCCTGAGCCACACCAGTTCTGACAGAACGTGCTACTGCTGTTTCAATTGTATCTTTTCTGCCAGATGGATATGTTACTGTAACGCCATTGCTTACAACATTGTTAACTGCTTCTCTAATCGCTTGCGTATATCCAACTGCCCCAGTCATCACATGATTGTATGCAAGGTCACACTGGTTGATATACAACGCCTGAGCCGCATTTGCAGTTGTCCTTGTGAAGTTCTTCCACTCTCCCATAGTCGCAAGCATATTTCGCTCCATGAGTCTTATCATTGCTGGGGACTGCTCGAGCGGCACAGGGCTTAATCCTGCCGCCTTGTATACCTTATCATCATAATCGAGAGCAGTAATTCCGGCATCTTCAAACGCTTCAAGAAGTTCTTGCTGTTCGCGTTTGGTGTATTTGGATAGTTCTGCCAGAATGTCCTCTAGCAGTTCACCAGATTCCTGTAGTGTTCTGATTCTCCATGCATCTGCATTGGTTAGGATATAGTCTTCACCTCTGCCAATTCTTGTCATCATTCTCGACACAATCTCAGAGATGATATACTGATGCAGTTCTTCGGCAATTTGTTCACTGCTCTCTGTTATTCGACGCAAATATTCTGGACTAAGCATAGTATATCACCTCTTTCGTCAAAAGTCGTGGTACATGTTTTGGCCCTTTTGATGGTTAATTAAAGCCCTCTTTAGCTTAGTTAGATACATTATTTGCAGTTCCGATTTTATAAACATAGTCACTCATATTACCATAACTCGCAAAGTCACAGTCTTTTCCATAAACTCTCCATACCATTTCGTCATCTGAATTAAGCGATGAAATATAACTATAAAGGTTGTTTATTTGTGTGCAACTTATCAAGTTACAAACGTTATTTGTTTTTGCGTTAATTTCGCCAGACTTCGGATAAATGCTCTGAAATTGTAACCTTCCAGTTCCCAAATCACATTTTATAAAATTCAGTTCTGCGCCTAATATAACAGCACTATTTCCGTCCTTGTTTTTTCCGTCATGTACAAGCATTGTTTCGACGGTAGTCGTAACGATTTTGCAAAATTTAATCGTACCTTTTTCGCAAGGACTCATACCAATTCCTATTGCAGGAAATCTCCCTGTATCATCACTTATATTAGGACATCCACCCCAATCAAATATACAGTTTTCGATAAGCCACTCGCCTTGTATACCCATACCACTACTCTCACAGTGCATAGCATATCTTGTGTTTTTACTTTTTATTGTAAATCCTTTAATGGCTGTAAATGTCCTTGGTAATGAAACGATATGAAAAGCACATTTTTCAACAATGTCACTTCTGATAGGATTTTCTAATCCTGTTGAGCCATTCCATTCGATAATGGTATCTTCTGGATTTCCACTCTTTGATTCGTAAGTAACCCAAGGTTTTGTAATAACACCTTGATATTTGCTTGTCTGTGCTATACCTGTGTATTTGTCTTGTAAATCTGTGTATGTTCCCGGTAATACGATAATTCTGTATCTTTTTGCGTAGGAATTATCGGTAATCGTTTCGTTCGCATGGTAAATAGTAGCAAATGGTTTTTCTTCCGAACCATCACCACTCGTATCTGAGCCTGTGGTTGAGACATATATGCAATATTCTTTTATTACAGAACCATCTATACTTTTTATATCATTTACAGAATCACTTAAACTTTCCAAAGTGTTATTGATATTGTCAATGTCATATTTTGGATTTTTGAACCAGTTAGATTCTTTCTGTGTAATGTCACCAGAATATAATTTTGCACCAACAAATACACCAGATTTCTGCATTTCAGTGATATACATCGTAGTATCATTAGTGATTACTACATCGCCGTTACCTGACGCTGAATATTTACCAATCGGTATCCAATTTCCGTCAGTATCTTCGTAAAAAGTAAAAGAGCCACTCATATTTTCATAATGATATGTTCCAGCCTTTAGTGAAATTGGATTGAACGATTGATATGTTTCGGATTTAAGCTGTTTTTTAGCACTTTTGTTCCAATATGTTCCAACGCTTGGAGTTCCAATATCATATTCTTTATATCCGCCAACGTGTTCTATTTTGTTATCTAAATCTTCCTTTAGCGAACCAGTTTCTTCCTTCAATTCAGCAACGTCTGTCTTGTTCTGCTCGATCTGCTGTGCCTGTTCTGTTGTGGCACCGGGCTTGACTGGATTCTTTTCAAGGTACTCATTTACTGCGGCTTTAATTTCTTCCGGTGAAATCTCACCGCCTATTCCTTTCAAACATAATTCGTATAAATACTTCTCTTTTCGCGTGATCGGTTTCGGGAGTTCGCCCGTGTAATCACCCGTCAAGTACGCAAGATATTTTTCTTCCCTTGTTACTGGTTTATCTGCCATCTTTTTACTCCTCTCCGAATAATGTTGGCTCGTCTGGTTGAGCTTCTTTGACCATTGCTTTCGCATCGTTTTCCGTCATTCCCTCAAATTTCACGAAATACAGCCATGCCGGAACTTTTCCAGTTGTCACATACTGCCACCATCTTGCACGATCATTTTCACGCACATATAGGATGTCTCCGAAATCGTAATTTACTTCATAAACCCCAACAGGTGTAAGCCCGTACAGGTCAGCGTAGACATTCAATGCGTAAATAACTTCATCCAGACAAGATTCCAACTTATCCCTTACATCCTTGATAAACTGCACTGTCCTCTGTTGTTCCGCTTCTACTCCTGTAGCCGTCTGAATGCCGCTAGATTCGTTAAAAACAAAGTAGCCGTTGGAGAATCCAATCTTGTACCCTAACTGGCTTAAAAGGGCATTTATGCCACTTATACGGGTATCTGTGTTGAGTTGTGGATTGATTTCTTGATAGAATTCTTTCTCATCCTGCCCGAATACATTCTTGACAAAGTGAGGTAAATTCATTTCATTGCGTCTGTTCTCCATACTCTGTGGCGACATGGCTGCTACAGGTGTACCGCTTGGCATCAGCAGCCTATCATCTGCCAGAACAATCTTCTGAGAATCAAATATCTCTCCGGCATTACGGCTGTATGCAATGTCGAGATCTTTCAGTTCTTCGATAGCTTCCGCAAATATCGGCAAGCCCAGTGGCGTACTGATATCTACGTTATTCGCCTGTGGTGTCCGCAGTACTCCGTACAACGGTCCGTCCAGCTTCTCACCATTTACCTTGAGTATCGGTGGTGTATCTTCCATTAAATCAGCCCATTTGGTCTGTTTAAGATCGATCTTATCTCCGATTGACCGAGGGGATTTTGATACATAAGCTCTGTTGGAAACATAATACGGATAGGTTGTCACTCCGTCCACTGTTGTCTCAATAAACCTGTGATATTCGAGCCTTGTGTAGTATTTTCTACCAACAGTATAAGAATCCTTGAATATAATCCCTTTGATTTCCTGATTATCGTAATCCACAATCATCACGTCTGCCGGAGTGAATACATCAAGGCTCTCGCCGTTTGGCTTAATGAACACCGTTCCGTAAGCGCAGCCGTATTCTACCCAGTGCCGGATCTGGAAATATACTTTATCTATCTGCTCCTGTAACCATGCCGCCCTTGCGGAACCGTCAATCTGAATGCCGATCGCCAGTGTTGCAAGTCTGGCTGTTTCTGAGCAGACAGATTTAGCGAAATTAATCGTCTTGATATTATTCTTATCATCTAGCCATTCCGGTACTCCCCTGTAAATGTTCGCGCACCGGTTAATCAGTGATTCCATCTCTGGAAATTCTGCTGCCTGGATATTAAAATCCTCTTCAGCTTGTTTTTTGAATATCATGTTAAACCACCTTTTTAGTGTTGTTATAAGTCCCATTATGCACTCACGCCCCAGTATTTTATCTCACCCTGCCTACGTGCTTCTGCTGCTTCTTCAAGCGTGCCATGCCTGCCTAGATCAACTTTTTTATTATCTACATAGATTGTTGCTCTATATTTCCCTCTGTCCATGGAAACACCAGTAACACCAGTTGAATTTATTTTTTCCATTCTTTTGTTTCTTGCCTGCTGAGTCCATGTTGCCCATCTGCAATTTTCTGGCGAATAGTCCGAATTTGTGTCTATTCTATCAATACTCAAATTATCAGCATATCCATTTTCTAATGCCCATAGAACAAACGCTTCTGAACTTTTATTCCATTCTTTGCAAACCTTTATTCCTCTTCCGCCATAGTCTTCATAATCTTTGTCATTGGGGTTATTGCATCTCTGACGAATTCCCTGCCAGATTTTATATATTCGTCTATATTTTAGACTGTACCCTCTTTTAAGCATTATTCCCTCTTCTCCTCCACAATGATTCTGTTGCGTATCTACAGGCATCGATTAAATGGTTATTCTCATCAGGATATCCGCTTATAACGTTTCCGTCTTTATCTCTTTCGTTTTCGTATTCCGAAAACTCTTTATAAGCATTAGGCGTTCTCTTAGGGTCAATAACAATAGTTCTTGTTTGAAGCCATTTCATAGAATATTCCACACTCCCAGGTCCTTTTATTGCGCCCCTTGCCGGGAGCCCAAAATCTCTATAATCATTGATTGATTTAGGTTCAGCAGAATCGCAAGTAATAGTATAATCATCATATTTTCTTTTTAGAATCTCGTCCGCTGATTTCCTATTGCTCCATTTATTTTCGTAAATTTCATCAATGAGATATATCTTTTCAGTGTTATGATTGTAATACAAACGAATAAAAGCATACGGATCAGGGAAAAATCCCCAGTCACACCCCTGAAATATTTTGTCCATGCGACTGATCTCTTCATCTGTAATATCTCTAATCTCCAGATATTCAAATACGTTTCCGCCATCGCCATTCGGAACACCCAGGTATTCATGTTCATAGGCTTCTGGATTGATTTCTTTCAGATGTGCTGCATCATCAATAAACTTCTGTCCGAGCCACTCCGCCGGAGCTTCCAGATAACTCGAATGATGGATAACTCTTTTCGGGTTAGGTGTAAGCTTGATCCTGTTTACCCAGTTTGATTTTGATTTTGGTGGGTTATATGATGAAAAATCATAGGATTCATCGCCGCCACGAAGCACTGACTGATTAACAGAACGTTCCTGGGCATCTCCCTTCATTTGGTCTTTTTCTTCTTTCCAGAGGATTCCGATATATCCAAACTCCGGCTTAATAGATTTCAGTTTGGTTTCATCGTCCAGACCACGGAAATATATTGTCTGTCCCGTCTTAATATACTTGATCTCAAGTGGTGACACCTTGCATTCAAATTCTTCCATTAGCCCCAGTTCGTTGATAGCCCATTTCATGTTAGCATATACAGAATCTTTCAGAGTGCCGGCCACCTGTCTTGTAATGCAGGCGTGCATCTGGGGATTATTCTTGATAAGCTCAACAATCTTAAAGGCTACAAACGACGATTTCAGACCACCACGACCGCCCTCAAATACATATTCAATGTTAGGCTTAATCTGTCGGTTAATATCCACGAACGCCTTGCCAAGTACTCTGGCAGGAAGTTCGTATTTGCTTTCGTCTGATTTTGATACAGCTACCAACTGTTCCCATTTGTCTACCGCCTGCATATTTCCTTTAATAGCTTTATCGTATACAGCAGCTACAATACAGGCATTATTATTTGCATCCTCATCAGATATTCCCATCTTTGTGAGTTTCTTCTTTGCGGCAGTCGGGGCAGGGTTCTCAGCTATCATTTTTGCTAATTCAGAAAGAGTCTTTTTTTGACGACGTGCTTGACCCGATGCAATACCACCCTTTTTTGCAATTCTCACCTGTTCCTCACCTGCTCGAAACTGCGTCGCCGCTCTATTATTTAAATTCTGATCATTTGCCATCCTATCAACATCCAATCATATCCTTTCTGAATAAAAACACCCTAGCATAGTTATAGTTATATATACTATAATACCATACTAGGGTGTACGTAGCTCTCTACCACTTTTATAAATTTTTAAGTTTTTTAAAGCCTGCCAATCAGCTTGGCCAGATGATAATATTCCGCCATGACCTTACGTTTGTAGCCATAGAAGTCATTTTCTGTTGCAGGAACCGTCCTGATTTTCTCCATTGTCCGATAACCAATACTATTTACAATACTGTCATAGATTTGCGATTCAATGCCGGGTGCATATTTGATAGATACCTGTAACAGATTGTATTTATCACTTTCGCTAAGATTCCGCAAGTGGCTTTGTAATGTCGGTATATCATCCGGCGGCACTCCGTAATCAATCAGTGTTGCCTTTCTCAGCTTCATTTATTTCACCTTCTTCATTCAAACTCCAGTCACATGGTATGCCTTGAAAACATTCTGGACAGTGTTCGTATAATCTGCAGCCTTTGCAATCCGCTGACTGTCCAGTACAATATTGCTGTAGTACGTGGTATGCTGATATAGCAAGGTTTGGCGTTATGTCTGGTGTAGGTTTGTTATTCATTCTTCTTCTCCTCCACCTCTTATCGCTTGCTTTTTATCGCTCGTTTTTTATCGCTTGTTTCTGTGATTTCTCTCAAGCAGGCATTCCAACCTTTAACATTTCCATTATATATTTCTCCCCATTTTTTCTTACTAGGCAATTCTCTTAACGGACATTCTATAGGTCTACAGCTAACATGAGAAAAGATAATCGTTTATGATTTACTCCACAAAAATATGACTCAACACTTGAACAATAATCTCTATGTATAAATGTACATTTTGTGCAGTTATCAGGCATATCAATTATAATTATTGCTTTCTCCATTATTTTATTCTCCCGTAATTTCCTCTAAGCATCTATTCCAACCGTCACGATACCCAGTATAATATTCGTCATACGGATCATCAAAATCATCCTTCTCTGGCAAGTCCATAAGTGGACACCAATCAGGCTTACCTTGACAATATCCATGTTCACAATCAATTTTCTTCATGAGACTTGCGTCTTCATCATCATCTGAGATTGAACAACATGCTTCGACACCTTCATCTAATTCATAACAGAATTGACAATCTAAGCAATTTTCTGGTGTATCTATTACAAATACTGGTTTTCGCATTTAAGCACCTCTTCTTTCAGTTCCTTTGTTACAATATTTATATCAATCATATTACATGCGTTATTGATTTCAAGCCTTTCTATAATTCGTTCCACAAACTTATCAATAATTTCATTTTTGATTTTTTCATCATGATTTCGCATCCATCCACTACCTTGTAAGAAAGAAACGCAGATTTCATTATTCAGTTTCATTCGCTTCACCTTTCTACACATACCACGCCCAAATCGGATTAACATTCATTTTTGGTGCGTTGCATTTTTTCCTAATTCTTTTATGCTTTTTAGCATTTTTCTCGATATAGCCGCCTCGTATTTTAATTCCTCTTTTTATATCCCTGTAGGCTTCCATTATTGGACTGTATGTCTGTTCAACAAGATATCCACATCTTTCACACGATCCGTGGCGTTCAACTATTCCAAAATAGTACTCTGAGAAACTAATATATTCATAATCATTTGATCCGCAAATAGGACAGTTCATTCAACTCTCCCCATCCTTCACGATTTTGATTGCAACTTCAAACGCATCAGTTTCACCCTCGAAATACTCCGATGCTTTCTGTAATGCAGCAGTTCTTGTCTTTTTTGTTTTCAACTGCTCTACAACCTTGTCTACATCAAAAGCTGTCGGCTGTTCTTGAACAGTTGTAATTGCAAGATGTGTAAATAAATCCATCGGAGAAACATCATTTTCCGCAGCTTTCTGCTTTTCTTTATCCCAATACCATTCGCTCATTTCTTGGATTAATTTATCAGCGTCAATTAATCTGCTCATTCAACTCCACCACCTTTCACAATTTCTATTGCTCTGTTCAGCCCAGCATTATATCCTTGATGTACGTCAGACAAGATACATTCTGATTCAATGAATTTATCTCTTTTCAATTCACTAATGACCTTGTCCACATCAAAAACTGTCGGCTGCTCGTCAATAACTGCACCTATTGCAAAATCCATATCTGAGCCTCCAAGAGAATCAATTATTTCGTCTGCATCAATTAACCGCATTTATTCATCCTCCCACACTCCCAACAACCGCATCCTCTCATACAGTACAGCGACGGTCTTGCGCCTGTATCCATAAAAGTCCTTCGGGTTCATCGGGATATATCTTTCTCTGCTGATTTTCCTATAACTCTTCCGGTGTAGGATATTCTCAGTAATCATATCCGCTATCACCGTGTTTTTCGGGCAAGCTGACAAGGCAGCACCGGAAAGCAGGTATCTGTACTCTGCCGGAAAGTCTTTCAGCATCGCGTTCAGTTTTTCTATGTCCTCAGCCGGAATACCGTAGTCTTTCAGCTTTTTATTCCTTGTCAGCATACTGTTCTCCTTTCTATTCGTCTGGGTGGTACTTATCATACATAATCGCCACGCATACAAGACCAACTACTCCAAATATGGTTCCAAGGATGAATACTAATATGAATGTAATCATGTTTCTTCCTCCTTTACATAATCTTCGCACTCTTCTGCGTATTCGTAGCTGTCCATCATGTCGCACCGGTTATCGCAACCGTCTTGTTTTTCACAGCAGATACAGCATTCTGTTTCGCCGTCCGGACACTCTAATTTACATCTTCCCATTTAGCCCTCCTTGTATGGTTCTGGCAACGATGTCCATGCAGTTACAGGCAATCTGAATTCTACAGGAGTCTCAATTTGCCCTGGAACTACAAAGGCTCCAATGCCGTCTCTTATTACTTCATATCTACCAATTGCCGGGATAAAGCCTTTAAGCAGTACAGCAACATCCTTGCCCGGCTCTGGCAGTTTCTTTTCGACTGGAATCCAATCGTTTTCATTTTCATCCAGTTCTAAGTCATCTTGAAGCTGTTCTATCATGTCCAGAACGTCTCTGGCGGTAATCATTTCGTGCTGTTCTGCCAGCTTCTTCATCTGATTGTGATAATCGGTTAATCTGTCTTTGATATGGCTCATGCTTCCACCTCGCTATCTTCTGGCATCTGAAAGACCATTTTATTCATAAGTGCTTTTCCAATAGTTTCAGCCAAAAGTTCATTTTCTTTCGATGCTGTTGCTTCTGCGAACATCTTTCCAATATTTGGAACTGTCATTGGAATCAACTCTGTGTCTGCATAGGCTTCCTGAACCATATCCAGTACTTTCATGGCTTTTGCTTTGGTGGAATATTCAGCGATAATGCAACAACTGCCTTGACTTCCGACATATATTGATGCCGCTCCATTAATATCTCGAATTGCAATACTGAAAGCATTATCAATATTTACTATTATTGTTTTATCCTGACTTCTGATTAACATTTTGCGTCCTCCTTATCTTCATAATTCATTACAATTGTAATTACCTGCACCAGAACTTTCTGAATCTGATCGTAAATGTGATGATCGTCAGTTCCGAAATGAGAGCACAATACTGCATTCTGTACGCCCGCAGAATAACAATCTGCCATAAAATCAGCACTGTATACATCGTCTTTATTATCAAGCTGTCCATATTCTCTCCACTGAGTGGTAATAAAATCTTCTACTTTTTCATCCACTACATCGTAGCTGTTTTTGTCTCCGTTAATATGTCTTACACAACGGTCAATGAATCCCAACTTGTCAACGTACATATACGCTTTTGCTGTTCCAGATGTATACTCTTTGAATGCCTGCTCAACCTGTTCTTTAAAATCCTCCGGCAGGTCAAAAATATCCACTTCCAGTCCTCTTGGAAGATTTATTGTATAACTTCCCATTTCCATCCTCACTTTCCCCACGTAGCAACTGACACGCTATTGTGCAGTCATCCATGATTAATTTATCCAAACCCTACCTGTCCGTTATTCTCCGGGATTCTTTAATACAATTCCTAACTCTTCTTTAATAGCGTTTACGTAATCAATCCATTCTGCCAGACCGTCATTGATATAATCAGCAGCCCGGTCAAGTCCATTTCTAAATCTCTGACAGCGTTTCTCGCCAAAACCGAAATCATCATGTAGAACAGCGATTGACAGTATTACGAATGAATCCGCTATAACCTCTTTTATCTTTTCTGATGCTTTATCAAGGTCTTTTACTGCCAGAGGGGTATGTATCCCGGTCGCACCCCGGAACTTGCATTCCTGTTCGAGGGCTTCAAGCCCGCCTTGTTTGACAATTCGTCTGGCGAGATCAAGGCCGTCCTCCCTGCCCCGTTCATATTCACGCATTTTATTCATTGTGTTAGACCTCCACACTTTTTTAGTTTTACCATCCGACAGCCCTCCTTATGTTTTCTGTTAAAGTATCAAACTGTCTTAGCATCTTCCGGCATCCGTTTCTAGTCACCTGCATATCTTCAGCGGAGTCATCTATCCAATATTTGCCATCAATCAGATAGCTGTTATCCAAGAATGTACGGAATCTGCATTTTGTAAGTCCGAATTTATTCATGATTTCTCTTTGTGTCAAGGACTCTACAAATTCACCGTCTGCTGCAACAATGTCATAAAGTTTCATTTTATCTCCTTGCTTATCTTTCTTATTCCGTACCCAACCGGAGTATATGCTCTGTCGGTACTGGGGTGGTTCGTCTTGAGCAAACCATCATCAACCAGATTATTGATATGCTTCCAGACCGTAGCTCTCCCGGCATCCACCCTTTCAGAAATCTCTGTAATCGACGGTGCATATCCAACCAGTTTAATATAACTGACGATATACGTATAAATTTCTTTCCTGAGAGCCTGCCCCTGCTCGTATCTATTCTTCGTGTTGTACATTCTTTCTCACTTCCCTCTGCTTAGAATCTAATAATTTATTAAAAGCAACTAGACAATTCTTAATAAACTGTTTATCATTATCATCAGGACACATTTCCGCATACTCTCCAAGTTCTATCAGACGATCAGTAGCCTGCTTGGAATATTCGTCTGTAAGTTCGGCTGAATAGAAATCTTTTATAGTTTTCCAAAATTCAGTCATAAACCTTTGAATATACGGAATATCCTTTGCTTCTACTTTTATTTTTATCATCTCCTTTGAATATTGTATACAATGTACTGTATACGCTCTATTTAATTTTATTTTATAAATATAATATATTTATATTATTTTAATATAAGTAACCCACAGTAACCGAGATGTAACCGTACTAATTCGTGTAAACCATTGATTTTACAGGTAGGTAACCGGGTAACCGAGTAACCCTGACTTTCTCATATAGGGAAACTTTTATACTCAATATGTGCATATAAATACTCAAATATATATATATAGAATCAAAGGTTACCTAGGTTACCCGGTTACCTTTTGGACGAATTGTTTGTTAATCAAACACAATATCGTCCGTAATCTCAAAATTATCATTACAATTAACAAATCCTTTTGGAATTTCATCCACAATTTTCAAAAACACACATTTGGTGACAATTCCGTCAAGTTTTTTTGCTTTGGTCGGATAACCTCTACTGTCGGTTTCCACAAGTCCCTTCTTAACAGCCCATGACAAAAATGCTTTTCTGGAGAATCTTCCGATTTTGCATAAATCATCAAACGCTGCGCTATAGATTATTGCAGTTGACGTTTTCTCTACCGGATCATTGTCAATAATTCCCCATCTTTCTGTCTTGATATCTGGGTTATCATCGAATTTAATTCCGTTCATGGCAATCTTATCAAGCACAAACCAGTAGGCGCGTTCGTTTTCAGATACCATTTCTTTCTCTGTCAGAAGATTCTTAGCCGTCTCAATGTCAATGTACTGGCCATCATGGAACAGCTGATCTGTTGCGATTTTATCTGCTGTCAGGATAATGCTCATTGATATGCTTTGCTTCTGCATCTTATCATCGTCCTGTATAAGCCCTTGATAGTGCTTTTGAAGGGATTTTATATCATCAACGGACATTTCCTTAACTGCATTCACAAAATCAATTCCTGCGTACCCGTAGTTCTTTTTAAGGGTATCTGCGGTAAACTGCGGATCATCAAATATCTTTTCAGAGCACTCAACCTCAATAATTCGGTTAATCGCTCCGCCCTGGCTGACATATCCTGCAAGCGGACGTTCACCATTGGTCAGAATGCAGTTCTGCCAGCGGTTCTCCCGGTTCACGCCCAGTTCTTTGTTAGAACGACTTTTCCCTTTGCCGGAACACAAGTCATATACAATTCCTTCGAAGTTGTCCCTGATCTTGGCAGATACCTTGGAAGTATCATCCAGAATTAATGGAAGATTGTTAAGCATATCGGACTTTGCTTCCAGCGCCACATCCGTTGTCTTGAAGTCTCCTATGTATCGTGATTCACCCGGATTTGCCCAGACGGAAGCCCCCAACATAAGCGTTACAGTCTTACCGCCCTCGGTTTCACCCCATAAGTCCACAAAAAACGGAAGAGCGCCGACCAGTTTAATTAGAATGCTTGCAAAACTTGCAGCCAACATGATTTTTGGTTCGATTCTTCCAGTAGCACGAACCTTTTTTACATGTTCATACCACTCTGCTCTGCTGCCACCTACACTGATACTTTCGTATAACTGTCGAAATCTCATATCACCATCAAATACGATATTCTTGTCGTAAGGCAGGAAATAATCTCGAATCCACCCGATTTTACTAGAGGAATATTGGATGTTGATATAATCATCATTTGCATTCTCAACGTCTGACAGATACCGTACGAGGAACTTCGCATTCTCAGAAGTCACTGAAATACCAAGCGCGGATAAACCAACAATTTTACTGGCTGATGCAACCATAGTTTTCGGTACAATAACCTCGGACCATTTATTATTCCTCTTATAGATTAACTTTATCTGTTCTTCCCCAGTCTCCAGATTCTTCATTCGTTCAATCGGAAGAATAGGATGATAACAGGCTATAATGTCCGGTGATCCTGGATTTGTGTTTGATATTCTGATTCCGTCATCATCTGCTATCCAGTTAAGACATTTCATTCTGTCGTATTCGCAATCAGAGAAGTTCGTCCACTGATCCAGCATAGATAACGTCCTATTGCTTTTCTCTTGCTCGATTATCTGTTTCTGAACCTTGGTGTAAGCTTTTAGTAAATCTTCAAATTTCCTTTTAACTCCAAGTGCTTTTGCCCTGTCCAGAAGCGTCAATGTCAAACGTGCCTTGTAAATTTCATCTTCTTGCTTGAATATCTCATTAAACACTTCTTCTTCCAGAATTGATTCCGATGTGAGTTTATTAATCTGTTCCATTTTCTTTAATCACCTTCTTCCAATCCTGTTATGAATCCATGCTTATATAATGCAAGCTGTAATTTGCTCCATGCTTCACACCATCCATCTGATAATGGCCTTACTCTGTCAAGAATAGACCTGTAAAAGTCAATATCGGACAAACATTCCTGCAATTCTTCATTCTTCTTCCGTTCTGCTTTCTCTCTCATTTTTTTTTGCTTCTGAGCGTGATATATTGCCATCCTGGACGAAAAATCAGGTTTATGGTATGTTCCACCAAGAATCTGAAATGCTGTCTTAAAATCGCAATTATCCATATTCTGAACGAAAGTAAAAATATCTCCGACCGATCCACAGCCGAAACAGTAAAAGGAATCATCGTATATCTTACACGAAGCTGACTTTTCATTATGGAATGGGCAACTGATAAAGCCAGCTCTGTTCGGAATCATTCCGTATCTAGCAAGAACATCTCTCATGCTGTTCTGCTGCTTAATTTCTTCTTTCGTCATGTCAGCAACTCCACGATTCGCCGTCCAGTCTCTTCTTTTGTACAGAATTCAAACTGGACGTTATATCGGTCTCTGATAGTGCAAAGGGAGCGAAACAGAGAAACTCCTTTAATTTCTTTCTGAATATATTTTTCTTTCATTCGTATTGTTCTCCCATTGATGTTTTTTGTTCTCCAACGAAACCGCTCCATTTCTGGCTGGTAAAAAAAATACACATCTTCAAGGCACTTTACATCCTCGCCGTGTTCGCAAAGAATGACTAGCTTTGATTTATTGTCAATAGGCTTTAACAGCTCTCTTTTAAATCTCTCATGTTGAGCGCATACATTTCCATATAACTCTTGAAGGTCTTTTTTTGTATCTATAGATAATGGAATAACTGTTTCCAGATCCTTTTTACATACTTTCTTTTTGCTGTCAATAATAGATTGAATCTCATCTGTAATCTTACAGTAATCGCCAAATGGAAGTGGTACAGGGACAAGAATCGCCCCCATATTTTCCATTTGTTTGTGTTTAACAGAATTTGACTTTCCATGTGAACCGGAAAACTGGTTTTTATCTACTGCAATTTTCACAAAATCACCTCTTAATTGAAAGGAAGTTCTTCATCGATTCCATCCGGGATATTCATAAATCCATCTGTACCAGCTGGATTCGCTCCCATGATAGCTTCTTCTTTCAGATGATCGTCATACGCTTTTGTGGTACGCTCTTCTGGAATATCTGCATCTTTGATTCCTTCCACGCTGCGGAACCATGCAAGCTTGTGGCGTTTCACTTCTTTATTGTCGTACCAGTCTTTCTCCAGACGGAAGATGCCACCGATCAGCTTGCCTTTGAACTGCTGCCCGAAGTTATCGCCCCACTTAACAGCAAAGCCCGGATTTGACTTTTCTACGCATGTAATGAATGTTTTGAGATTACGAACACCATAATCTACACTCTCGTCAATAACCATGTAGTTTGTGCCTGCATTCGGGTATTTCTTGTCTGGACGAATATCGTTCTCAAACTGCTTCATAAAGTAACCTGCCTGCTCGTCTCCATCTGCAAAATCAAACAGGATAACAATCATATTCAGTCCGCTCTGAGACTGACGTTCAGACACCTGTTTAATCACCATTTTATGACCGCCAAGCTTAATTGGTTCAAATTCTCCTGCTGCCTGTGTTGTATCATAGCTATTTGGTTTCTGCATTGTCTGCTCCTCCTAATTCGTAATAATCTCTAATAATCTTATCTACTGCTGCCAGATCATTGTCTATGGTCAGTGAATCAAACATACCAATCGGTGATTTGCTGACAGCTCCCTGACTTGCCTGAGTGACAAATAAATGCTTTCCACTTTCTTCAATGCAACGGAGAACTATCGTAAACATGCCCTCCACGCAAACTTTTTCATCCAAAAGTTTTCCTATTGTCTTTGGCTTTACATCTCCAGAATCGTCCTTATCTTCGTGCATCATAAGATATACGACTTTATTTTCAGGGACTTTTGTCACAATGAACTGAATAAGATTCCAGAAATAGTCTCCAATATCATTGTACAGAGCGAATACCGCATTGCCTTTTCCAGCAGAAGCGTGTCCACGCATAAAGTGGTTCGTGATAAGATAACCTGCATCATCAATTACAATTGACTCTGCTTTTGATGCGATCAGGCACTTCATTACCTGCTGGTAATCATCTGTAAACCATCCGTCAATTTTCCCCTTGAATGGAAGTGGCTTGTTTAATACTCTGATAAGGTTCCAGTTTTTGTTTTGACAGTTTCTAAGACTAGTACTTTTACCGGAACCAGATTTTCCAATAATCAATACTGGTGTTGCCATTGTTATTCCTCCTTGTCATAAACCACATGTTTGCTGCTCTCAATAATCAGCAAACTTGCAATATCTTTCATTGATAAGGTTGATTCGTTATAGATTTCAACCAGTGCGTTGTATGCGTCTGTTGATACTTTCACGACCGGATTATCCTTATCAGTTGCAGGCTGTTTCTTTCTCGCCGGAATACGGATTTCAAACTTTTCCATTGTTGCCCTCCTTAGTTGTTTTCTGAGCCACTAAAAGCCCATTTAGAGCCTGTACATAGCTCGCCAATGTTCTCGCCTTGTACTGTTCTTCAATTGGATTATCCGGCACTGTAGCAAGTTGTATGTCGATCAATCTCAATACTTCCTGAATGCGCTCTTTCATACTTACACCGCCTTGAAAAAGCAATACAGGTTATCTGATGCATCTCCGAACTTCTCTCCATCAATATCTTCGGCTTTGTGGTATTCGATATGGTCCAGTGACATATCGCAGTTTTCATAATCCAATATGTGATCCCCTCTGGACTGAAGCTCTCTGAGCAGTTCATTAATACATCCTGCTATCTCCAGACTGGGAAGAAGCTTCATAATTGCTATCTGTTTACTCATTTGGACACTTCCCGTCTATCAGAAGCTCCAGTAAGAATGCTTTGATTTTATTGAGCTTTTCACGACTTTCTTTCTCGAAAAATGGATCAAAAGATACATTCTGATATAAATCCCATTTAAATTTGTCTTTGGGAAGGCAAATATCTTCCTGCCTTTTGAGTCCAAATACGCTCATGCCATAAAATGAATAGTTGAATGTGGCACTTGCTGTCGGAACTTCATTATGAACTCTTTTACAGAGTTCGTATATTTCGTCAATCTCTTTCTCGAACATCTTCTTATCCTCCTTATTTCCTACTGCCAGTCTGCTTTCATCTGGCGCACCGCCCATGCTGCCGAGATGCCAAAAAAGATGTTCAGCCAAATAGGTATGTCCACATATTTCCCGGCAAGCATACAAACAGCAATCAGCGCATACTCTTTCATTTCATTTCTCCCATAATCCACGCCAGGTTGCTCGCTACCAGTGCGGCTGCGGTCACAATCCATGCCGTGAACCATTTTCTTGCTTTTTTTCTACTTTCTTCGACAATTTCTGTCGCAAGAATGAACTCAAGTTCGTCCCATGTCGGAACATTTTCACATTTATTTGTGCTATTTCTGCTCATATCGTGCTAATTTCTCCTTTTTTGGTATTTACAATTAGCAGATACGAAGTTATAATTAACCTGTACCTACTAAGTGTGGTTTAGTTGGTGCAACGCTCCGGTTGGTGTGGCTTCACCGCCGGGGCACTATCACTTTAATGCTTCTTTTCCTCTCCAGACATATCCTGTTTCTTCCCAGAGCTTTCTTGGAGAGATAACAAATTCTATTCTGCCAGAACCTTTTCTGTCGTGAATCACTTTGTTCCCACGATACGCCGTGCCGATAGGCAGCCACCCGTAGATGATTCCTGCTCTGACAGACGGTGTAGGAATGCCTGTCATTTTGCTCACGTCTGATACTGTCAGGCGCTCATTTGAGAACTCCGGCATCTGTGGGATACCTGATATGATTCTTGCCACTTCTGTGGCAAACTGATGAACCTGTGCATTCTGTTCTACGTAATTGTCAACTGCACTCATATAAACCTCTTTTCTAACTGATACTCATTTGAGCGTTACAGTCACGTATCATCATTACTGTATTGGTGCATGGATGCCAATTTCTGACATATTCCATAGATTCTTCAAATCTCAGCTTAGGGATGTTATTACGGGCGTTTACTGCGAAGTAAGTCTTTATATCCCTGTTGCATTCAGCAAATACTTTCTTGCCAATTTCCTTGTAAGCATTTGACTCTTTCCCACCAAGGTGAGCAATTACGACACTTGACACTAAGTCTCTAATAGATTCCTGCTGTGCGTAGTCAATAGTCATGGTATTTTCAAGCCTGTTAAGCCGCTCTTCGTGGTCTAAGAATCCTGTCGCAATAACCTGTATCTGTTCAACTGTCGTCAGTGGCTTCTGGTATGATCCTGTCTTTCTGATTGTTGGAAGAACTTCATCCATAACCCATGATTCAAATTTCTCTGCCGATGGAAGTTTCGATTTCATAATCAAGCGGTACAAATCTCCCTCTGTTATGAAACTCGCTTCCTGATTCCTGCCGAGAGAATCTGTGAGGTGGTGTTTTACCACCCCACGGCAATGCTGTTTAAGTGCATTAACCGTGTCCTTGTAGCCAAGAGCTTTCGCAACGTCAGCTCCAACAAAATACGGTTTCCCGTCAATTTCTGCTGTTCGGATGTCCCCGAACTCTTCTGAATTAAAAATCTGTAATTCGTTCATGTTTCTCCTTTCTAATTTGAATTAACTACTTCTTTCTTATCTGATTTTTTCCCTAGATTATTCTCGGAAAAGCTTTCCGTCTTACCGAGAATATATCCTTTGTCAAATTCTGACATATTAGGAATCGCTTCTTTCAGCTTTTCAACGATTCTTTTTTCTTTTTCTGACATATACGCACCTCTTTTCTTGTGATATACTCTCCTGTAAAGGAGGTGTTCATTTGATAACAAGATATCAATATAAAATATTGAAAAAAGCTTTAAGAAATTGTGGATTTACTCCTAGTAATCAGCGTGAAGTAGATGCTTGCAAATACCTTTTCAACAAAAAATGCTTTATGCGCTCAAGATCGCAAGATCACGCATATGAAATTACACAAGCGGGTGAAGTCGCCATGAAAGCATATTTTCAAGATATATCCAGATTTTGGATAACAACTGTTCTGTCCATCATTGCGCTGATTACAGGTCTTTTCTCAATCTCTATACAATCAGAGCCACTATTGCAATTATTAGAGAAACTATTGCAATAGCTCCTAATACATGTGTATCGGTAGATAATGAATCTACATAATGCGAATACATCTGCAAAGTTTCTTTCACTGTAAATTCAACGTCTACCTGTTCACATGGTTCTTTTTCAAAGATACAGTCCATATCTACTGCCCCGCCAAACGGAATAGGCTCATCTGGAGGAACAATCCTTCTTTCTGGCATCTTTAAATCTCCTTTTTCACCTGTCAGAACTGCTTTCTTGATTTTGTTTGTCTGGTCTTGCAAATCCCAGATACGATTCCACAGGTCAGAAATTGTTTTGTCGATTTCTTTTTTCTTGCGCTTCACTGTTTTCACCTCCTTTGTTTACCTTGTAAACACAGTATAGTCCCTCAGGCAACATTTGTCAATACCTTTTTGTTGACTTCGTAAACATTTTATGATATTATATTCTCAGAAAGGAGGAATTAAATTGAAAGACAGGTTTAAAGAGTTGCGAAAAGAATTAAACGTAACTCAACAAGAATTTGCAGACAAACTAAAGATAAGTAGGAATTTTGTAGCGCAAATTGAAATGGGAAGCAAAGTTCCATCAGATCGGACTATTGATGATGTTTGCAGAGAATTTAACGTAAACGAAGAATGGCTAAGAAGTGGAACTGGAGAAATGTTTCAGCCAGAGAACAAAAATGATGAAATTTCTAAGCTGTTCGGAAATGTTCTAAAGTCTAGTGACGATGATTTTAAATACCGTCTCATCAATGCTCTAGCAAAACTGGATGATTCTGGATGGGATAACTTAGAAAAGCTCCTAGACACGATTTACGAAAAGAAATGAGAAAATAGCCAAGGGCAATGCGCAAACCCTTGGCTTTTCTTTTTAACCGATTAATGTTTTTATGAAAACGTATATCGACCTCAGCCAACATCTGTTTTCTATCTTTTGTATCATTTCAATAATTTCTTTCTTATAATCCATAAATAACCCTCCCTGTCACAACTACCGCCTACATTACAGTATATGTCCGGCTGTGGGAAATAGAACCGAACATTAGTTCTCTTTTGCTATTATACCACCTATTCCGACTCTTGGCAACTGCCAATGATATACATGAACTCTCACTATTTTATAGAAAAAAACATTTCTTTTTCATCTAAATCACTCTATTTCATTCTAAATCTTTACAACGCGTTCTCAAAATGATAAAATAAAAATACCACGAATAACCGTACTTTACATAATATTGCAAAATCAGCGGTACAAAATACATAATCCGCATGAAAAGTGCGAAACGTGTCGAAAACATATCAGGAGGGTGTTTATCATGGATGAAAAGAAAAAATATTGTAAGCACTGCGGAGAACTTATTGACGACGACTGCATAGTGTGTCCTAAGTGCGGAAAACAAGTAGAGCAGTTGGTTTCTAACAACAGAGACATCATCATTAACAATTCCGCATCTTCCTCTGCGTCCTCAGCGGCAAGTTCAGGTACGCCGTATATAAGACGGAAAATGCCATGGTATTTAAGTTGGTTTTGGATTTTCATTTTAGGAATCTTCACTGGTGGAATTTATTGGATTGTAGGAATTGTAATGAGAGTCAATTGGAAATCGCATAATTAATAAAAAACCACCCCGGCATTGGCGTACCGAGGTGGCATTTATACATCTCCGAAGAAATGTAATATTCTGGCAAAACATATTGTATCATCTTCGGAGCAGTCGAGCAAGACAGAAAATTTGTTCGGCTGTTATTTTTATACCTAAATACAGCTACAGAAAGAGGGAATAAAAATGGCGAAGAAAAGAAAGAAATACCCGAAGCTCCCCAACAGTTTCGGAACAATACGATACCTGGGCGGCAACCGCAGGAATCCATTTGCGGTCCATCCTCCGGCAGTACTGGATGAAAAGACTGGAAAGCCCGTCCGCCCGCCTGCAATCTGCTATGTAGATGACTGGATTAAAGGATTTACTGTACTGACCGCATACAAGGCAGGAACATATCAGTCAGGGATGGAACGGGATCTTGAGATATCACCTGCAACGGACGTAGATACCCTAATTACTCGTTTGATTGCTGACTACAATACAATCAAGGGTGTCGAGGATAAACACCCGGAAATCAAGAAATTGACGTTCTCAGAGGTATATGAGAAGTTTTACGCATGGAAGTTTCCAGAGGGTTCAAAACTTTCTTATAGTTCAAAGATAGCTTACCAGACCGCTTACTCAAACTGCACGGCTCTGTATAATCGTGTATTCGAGGATTTAAAAGCACCTGATCTGCAAAAAGTCATTGATGGCTGCCCGTTAAAGCGTCAGAGCCTCATGGCAATTCTTACACTGTTCAAGCAGATGTATAAATATGCTGTTTACTCAGAAATTGTAACGGAAAACAAGGCGTTATATGTCCATGTCAATGCTGATAATGACACCGAACATGGAACACCATTTTCTGATCAGGAGATGCAAGTGCTATGGAATAATGCCAACGATCCAGAAGTGCAGCTCATTCTTATTATGTGTTACTCCGGCTGGAGAATCGGTGAAGTGTTAAAACTTACAACCAACTTAGAAGAAGGATACTTTCAAGGCGGCATCAAAACAAAAGCCGGTAAAAACAGAATTGTCCCAATACATCCCGCTATATACCATTTTGTCGAACAGAAAGTGCTGACACAAGATGGAAAATTATGCGTGTATACTCAGCAGCATCACAGAAAAGCGTTGTTCTATCCTACACTGGAACGTTTAGGAATAGTCGGTGATCCGAAGCACACTCCGCATGACTGCCGGCATACATTTTCTGCCCTGTGTGAAAAATATGGAGTCAGGGAGAACGATCGTAAGAGAATGCTCGGTCATTCATTCGGCGGTGATGTTACAAACGCCGTTTACGGTCACCGGACATTGGAAGAACTCCGAACAGAGATTGAGAAAATAAAAGTCCCATTTGTGACTAACTGTGACTAACGGAATCTTATTTTATCAATTTTATTCATCACAATTCAGAACATAAAAACGCGTGAAACCCTTGTAAAATTAACATTTTCAGCGATTTTACAAGGAATTCACTCATTTCATTTTCATTATTCTAATTGTATTCAATTAGGGCATTAATTAGAACTATGCAAATGTCAGAAAGTCCTTTAAATACAGTACTTTAGAGGATATTCAATTAGGAAATAATTTTTTTTGTTTGTGACTAACGTGTGTCCAACGAACTAATAGGATTTACAAAACGAAATGATACAATATGTTATAAGAAGCATGATTCCCGGGGTACTATCCCCGGGAGCTTTTATTTATAAATTTTTGAAATTCTGGTAAATACGCCCTTCGGGACAAACTCAAATACGAACCCATCATCATTCGGGTACGGGATTCTGACGAAGTACCATTTTAGCCCGGAACTGTCTGTTTCGGTGTATTTCATTACCTCTACAACTGCACCTTTTTTCAGCTTTGGAAACAGTTTAGATGGGCTATTTTTGTTTGATTTTGTATAGCATTTTGTGTCTTTTTTAATCTGCGCAATGTAAGCTCTGGTGTTCTGCTTTTTGACTGTATCTGAGTCTGAAACTGGCGTTGTATCTTTAACTAAACTGTAGTTTGGAGTGCAGAATTTTGTTCCCGGGAGGTTGCTGTTGTAGTAGCTTTTCTGGCATACTCCACCACCATTTGCGATAATTGTAGAGCCGCCAGAAGTGTTTCCCTCAACTGTCCAGAACCGATCTCCTGACACTTTTATTACGATTCCGGTGTGTGTAAATGTGCCATTTCGATAAAAAATAACAATATCTCCAACCTTTGGATTGCTATTTAAAGTGAACAAATTCGCCATTGTCGGACAGTAAACGTATGGCCAGTGCTTCAAGAGTTTCTTCGCTGTGTCTAAGCCAAATGCTTTCATCGTGCACCATGAAACAAACGCTGCGCACCACGGCTGTCCCTGATAATCCGGCTTAATATCTCGCCAGTATTTTGTATAATTATTTTCTCCGGCATTTGCCGTCTTACTATCAAGCTGACTATTGCTTGCCTTTTCGAGATATCCGATTTCGTTCTTTGCAATCTGGATTAATTTGTCAATTGCGTTCATGCTCTTATCCTCACTTTCTGGAAAATATGTCTTTAATGCATCGTAAACAAACTTCTGTCTGCTCTTATATGCCCCGACTTGGTTTCCTGTATCGGTCTGGCAGGCTGCATAGAGATTGTCGAGTGCATATGGTTTCTGAGTCTTTGCCAGAATCCTCGTTACTGTCCCTAGTCCACCTTGGTGTCTAAAGTTCACGCACATGGCTTGCGCTCTAGCGTCCGTAACGCCCTGTTTAAAGGCTTCTTCTGCATAGGTGGTTAATTGTTCATCCATAAGGCTATCTTGGCATTTGATACCCAAATCGGACGAAATAAGGGCAACTATGGTGTCGGCAAGCTGTGACACTCTTGAAATATTAAAGCATTCCCAATTTGCGGTCTGAACTTGTTCTAAAAGTCTGACCTTGTCTATTTTCTCCCACTGTTCCGGGTCGGCATTGTAAATTCGTTCCAGAAGCGTTTTGGCTTCGGTTGCATACCATGCTCCTGCCCCGATCGTGATTGCGTGTTCTTCAGAAGAATTGGTGTAGGCTTCTGTGAAGTCCGAATAATCCTGCTGTCCATAAACCTGTCCGCCGGTTTCGACTGCGTAAATAATCTTTCTGAGAACTGCTTTTTGATTATTTGTCATGCGAAAATCCTCTCAAATTTTTCTTTCACATATATTACGTTTACTGTAGTAAGCTTGCTCTTTCTACCGTCCCATCCTCATTCAGTACATAGCCATCCTTTTGAAGTCTTTCAATTACCTTCTTATTCCACAACTCAGGAACATCTGTCCATTTTTTTAATCCATTAATAACTCTTTCTTTGTAAAATTTAACCATTATTTTCACCTCCGATTGTCGAAACTAATGTAGCCAGTTCGTCCAAGGCTGAATCATGCGTTGATACAAGTTCGGCCAGACCGTCAATACCATCACCATTAATCAGAATTTTACGATTAGATTCCGCATTAAGCATTTGCATCACAACATCTAACTTCTCAGACATCTCATTCAGCCTGTTTGAAACTCGATTAATGGCTTTGTAGATATTTGTAATTTCCTTTTTATCCATATGCGCCTCCTGTTCTTAGCCATTCAGCTATAAATAATTCATTAATTTACTTTCCTGATTGTCTGATACTGTTCACGAATATTCAGTTTCTCTTGACTTGACGGGAAAATTGTGTTTGTCGCAAATCCTTTTAACCGCCTTACGGCGGTAGATGGGATTTACTAGGATTTTAGAAACATAAGCAGGGAGCAACGCCAAGAGTGTAGCTGACGCCGTTGTAGTACGATTCTCCGCCTAAGTCCACATGACAGAATTTGCTTGTGCTGCTGGAGTAAGGCGAACGTTCCCAATAGCGGCCAGACACGAAATTACTGTTAAAGTACGGTTTCTTATATCTATTAGCAGTCGCATTCTTAAAATACTGATACTGCTTTCCTTCACCTGCGTAAGAATACGTTGTGCTACCAAAAATCTCAATTTCAGACAGTAAAAACGCATAGTCATTTGAGACTTTAATCGTACTACTTTTACTTCCCACAGATGTCAACTTCTTGACCTGCTTCATCATGTTCTGAATATAAGTAGGCAAGCATTTCTTGTACACATTATTACACCATGTACGTCTTGCGCAGCCTTCCCAACCATCACTGTTTGTGCTTAAACTGTTTATATAACCACATTCATGTGATGCATCATAGGAGTTATTATATTCTGTCGTAGTGTCTAAATACAACATACGTTCTGTCTGAATTGTAATAGCGGCTTTAGTCTTGCCATTGATAGCAGTCACTAAGTCATCATGTTCGATTCCGATAATTACATAGGCATAATCATTCGCTCTGTGTGACTCACTTACGCCAGTTGCATCCATGGCATTGTGATGGATGGTTCTCTTGTCGCCGACCGCCCAATAGTCGCTAATGTTGATTTTGCCTGCGTAGTGCGCTTCAATCATCTTTTCAATCTCTGCGTCTGTTCCGTCGGCAAATGCGACAATCTTCAAATCCTCTTTTGGTTCGCCGAGAAGTCTGTTTCCTGCATCGTAGTTGTATACACCATCTGTAGAATATGGAAACAGTGTAAAGTAATATTGTTTGCCGTTTGTCAGCCCTGTGACTGTATAGCCTGTGGTTTTGTATTTATCTCGAATTGCATTATCAACCACAAGCGTTCCGTCATCTGGATTTGCAGGATAGCCCGTTTCTTTCATTACAAGTTTTGTGCCAGCCCATGTAGAGAATGTTGAACCACTAATTACCGTGTTTTCAGGGTCTTGCCATTTAATTGTGACAGATGCATTTAAGTTCTCAATCGTTGGGTTGTTTACGGGCTTGGGAGTAACGGTTGCGCCACCACCTTTTGCGTGGAGTGTTCCGTCTTCATCTATGAATGTTGTCTTGCCGTCAGGTTTAACCTTACCAACTGTTTCGATTGTAGCAATCGGAACAGTTGCGTCACTTCCCTTGTCTCCTTTTGGTCCTTTGATATTGACTGTTTCGGGATTGGTAATTCCATCAGTGTTACTCCAACTTATATTCCCATCAGTGTCCACATTTGGGACGAACGTAGTACCTTTTTCTCCCTGCGGTCCAGTATCTCCTTTTGCACCCGTATCGCCTTGCGGCCCGGTAATATTTACTGTCTGGGGGTTTTCAAGTCCTCCGTCATTACTCCAACTTATGTTTCCTTTGCTGTCTACAACAGGAGTGAATGTGGTTCCTTGCGCACCAGTATCTCCTTGCTCACCTTTTGGACCAACTGGACCTTGTTCACCTTGCGGCCCAGTATCGCCTTTTAGACCCTGTACTCCCTGTTCTCCTTTTTCTCCGGGGTCTCCTCTTACGCCCTGCGGTCCTGGGTCGCCCTTTGGGCCTTGCGGACCAGTCGGTCCCTGCGGTCCTTGAATCTTGCCAGCATTGTTCCAATTCGTGCCGTCGAAAACCCACATTTCTCCGTCTATTAAATATGCATCGTTCTTCTCTGCACTCAGGGGGAGGTCTGCCTCAGATTCTTTTGTACCAAGGACATTAAGAGATGTTCCATCATTTCCTTGTTCACCCTTTTCTCCTCGCGGGCCTTGCGGACCAACTGGCCCCTGCGGACCAACGTCTCCTTTTTCACCTTTTGGGCCTTGCACTCCTTGAGGTCCCATAATATTCCCAACATTTTCACTATCACCATCTGAAAATGTTATTGTCAAATTTCCATCTATGTCAATGTTAACCGCTGTGATAGAGACACCCCTCAGTGATTCTTTCTGCTCAGGTGTCAGCGATTCAAATGTCACGGTGCCATCCACGCCCTTTTCTCCCGGATCACCTTTATCTCCTTTTTCACCTTTGGGACCTTGCGGGCCAACAAATTCTCCGGCATTAACCATCTCTGAAATGTCCTCAATGGAACACAACCGCCTTACATCATTAGCCGCAAATGCAATGTATAAGGCTTTACCAGATGGAACGGACGGGTCATTGCCAAGAATCGCAACGGGCTCTCCGGG